TCATCTACCTCATCAGGTTTACAATATCTAACAACTAAATTGTCAGAAAAATGATTACCTGCTTCAAAAAATCTATATGTTCCTTCTACTTTAGGCAAGTCAGGTGTATAAAACAAGTAGTTTTCTACTGGATGTTGGAAATCGAACACAATAACAACACGTTTGTCACTCATTCCCATGAGATCCATACCAAAACAGGGTAGATTTGATCCTGTTTTTGGATATATTATGTTATTGTGGATGCTGCAAGATTTATCATCCCAGATTTCAACTTGTCTTGACTTAATTAGATGGTCACCTTTATACAAATCAGCAGTTAGGTGTACACCTTTCTTATTAGTCCACTCAGCATGTCGCTTAACAAATTCTATATCTGGAAAAATCTCAGCAACAGTTGCCTTATAATTTTTCCAAAGATCCATAGTTATAATTTAAATCCTGCGAAGGTATCTTTTTTAACGTCTTGTTTAATACTACCAATAAGATATGATTCTACCTCAGTTTCTTGTGGTGCAACTTGCATACCTTTAGAGGATAACCAGTGTGCTGTCCAAGGTAATGGATTGTTACTAATAGGAGTATCAAAAACTGGTTTTAATCCAATAGATTTAAGACGACGATTAGCAGTCCACTCGACATATTTAGAAAGTAGTTTTTCATTAAGACCAATGATAGATCCATCTTTGAACAGATATTCTGCCCATGATTTTTCTTCGTCCACACACTGTTTAAACATGTTATAAACATTTGCTTCTTCTTCCTTAGCAATTTCTAATATATCAGGATCGTCACCTTTCTTCCAGTTATTAAGAATATTCTGTGTAACTGTCATGTGTTGACTTTCATCTCTTGCAATAAGTCCAATAATTTTTGCTGAACCCTCTAATAATTTGAGTTCACCAAATGCAAATGAACAAGCAAAAGAAACATAAAATCTAATACCTTCTAAAATGTATACATTTGCCACTGCTCTGTATAATTTTCTCTTTAATTCATACAGTTCTGCCTGTGCCATTGGAACATCATTAAGTTGATGCTCCCATAGTCTACCAGAACCATATTCTTGTGCTGCCTGTAAGAACTCGTCGTATGCTTTAGTTACTGATTGTGCTCTTGAAAGAATTTTTTCATCATCTAAAATTTTATCAAAAACATCAGCAGGATCAGCATATACATTTTTAATAATATGTGTGTAAGAACGACTATGAACCATCTCCATGGTTTGCCAGATGTTCATACACCCTTCTAACTCAGGTAAACTGCAATAAGGCATGAATGCCATGCCAGGACCACGACCTTGTACACTGTCCAAGAGGATCTGATACTTGAGATTGCTAGTAAATATGTGTTTTTGTGCATTATTTAATACTTGATAATCAGCACGATCTTTTTGTAAAGAAACTTCCTCAGGTCTCCAAAAATATCCGAGTTGATTTTGTGTTAGTTTATCAAAAATAGGGTATTTAAATTTATCATAACGTTGAACTCCAAGTGGAGGTCCAAAAAACATTCTCTGTTTTGTGTTGTCAACAATGTCTGTATTGAACACAGTCATTCCTTTAACTTTAGTACGCATGGGTTCTCCGTTGGTTCTAAATTTTACAGCTGTCACAATCTTCTTCCTCTGTTTCTAGTATTTGTGTAAGTAAATCTTGAATTGATTCTTTTTTCTCCTCTGTTAATGGTTCATCATCACTCTTGACATCATATGTATTCTGATAATAAGAAGTCTTCCAACCATACTTATATGTTTTTAGAAGATCACCTGCCATAACAGAAACTGGCACCTCATTGTTATCATAATTTTCTGGATTGTAACTCCAGTTACCACTAATCGCTTGATCAAAAAACTTTTGCATTGCAGCAACAATTTTAATGTAACCATCATTATCTTTCATATCCCATAACAATGTATAATTGTTCTTCAAAGACCCAAACTGTGGAACAATCTGCTTAAGAGGTCCTTTCTTGGACTTCTTAGTGGACAAAAATGCTCTTGGTGGTTCAATTCCGTTTGTTGCGTTAGACACAACGGAACTGCTCTCCGATGGCATTTGTGCTGACAATGTTGAGTGTCGTAACCCGAACTCTTTGATGTCATTGCGTAAAGTATCCCAATCATAATTTAAATCTGTGCCACAGAATTCATCAATATCACGCTTGTAAGTGTCGATTGGGAGGATACCGTCTGCATACTTGGTGCGATTGAAATATCCACACTTGCCCTTTTCTTTCGCGATGGTGTTGCTCGACTTGAGCAAGTAATATTGGAAAGCTTCAGATAACTCGTGGACGAGTTTCCATGCTCTTGGGTTGTCATAGTTCTCTCCTTGTTTTGCTAAGTAGTGTGCTAGACCAATATAACCAACACCCAATGACCTACGGTTTAGGGTACTCAATTTTGCTGCTTCGACAGGGTACTCTTGATAATCAATCAACTCTTCAAGACCACGAACTGCCAAGTCACATAGATTTTCAAGATCATCTAACTTTTTAAGTTTACCAACATTAATGGCAGAAAGAATACATAAAGCAATTTCACCATTTGGATCATCTATGTGTTGCAAAGGTGTTGTCGGTAAAGTAATTTCTTGACAGAGATTACTCATAGTTACTTTGTCTTTAAAAGACGAGTGTTCATTACAATGATCGATGTTCATGATGTAAAGACGACCAGTTTCTGCTCTCTCTTTCAATAGATCAAGAAGTAATTCTTGAGCACCTATCCTAGTCTTGGGGATAGATTCATCACTCTCGTAAGTTCGATATAAGTCATCAAATTCTGGAGACCCAAAACTGTCATAAAGGTTAGGGACATCGTGAGGAGAAAATAATGTAATTTGTTCATTGTCAATAAATCTTTGATAAAATAGTTCACTAATTTGAATGGAGTAGTCAAGTTTTCTTACTCTGTTGTCTTCTGTACCTTTGTTGTTTTTGAGAACTAGAATGTCCTCTATTTCTTGGTGCCAGATTGGGAAGTGGACTGTCGCGCTTCCACCTCTGATGCCATTTTGAGTGCAGCATCTGACAGTTGCTTCAAACTTTTTGAGGAAAGGGACAACACCTGTATGCTGTACTTCTCCACCCCTGATTTTACTGTTGATCCCACGGATCCTACCTGCGTTAATACCGATGCCTGCCCTTTGAGCAACATACCTCCCAATAGCCATATCACTACTAAAGATGCTATCGAGGGTGTCATCGCTGTCAACAAGCACGCAGCTAGCAAATTGTCTAAGGGGTGTCCTGACACCGCCCATGATGGGGGTCGGTATGTTGATTTTGTGTTTGGAAATGGCATTATAATAGCGTTGGATATAATCTAACCTAGTATCACTAGGATAGTTTTGGAACAATGTAACAGCAATCATCATGTACATATATTGAGGTGTTTCATACACCTCTCCACAACTGCGATCTTGAATTAGATACTTGTCTACGACTTGGCGAAGACCAGCATAAGTGAACAAATAGTCACGCTCATGGTCAATCCACAAGTTAAATTTTGCCCACTCTTCGTATGTATACTTACCAATAATTTCACTATCGTATACCTTCTTTTCAACACACTTACGACAATGATCTAGTACAGATGGGAAACCTTTTTTCCAATCACCAAACACTTGTTTGTTAACTCCATACAAAAGTAAACGTGCTGCTGCAAATTGATAGTTAGGATTTTCAAGACTAATAAGATCACTCGCAGAACGTACAAGAATTTCTTGGATATCTTTGGTTTCGATACCGTCAAAGAACTGCAGACCCGAACTCATTTCGATCTGTGAGGCACTCACACCACTTCCTAAACCTTCACATGCCTCTTCTACTACTTTATGAATTTTCTCTAGGTTGAGCGCCTCTACAGCGCCATTACGTTTCTTTACTTTAATTCCAACTCCGTTTGTCATGCTTTCTTCCAGTCTTTAAATTTTAGGGTTGCGTTTAATTTTTGATATACATTTGATTCTACCATCTTTTGTACATCATGTCCAGCAAGATACATGTCATTTATGTCCTTTTGCTGTATATTTTTTGGCCAGATGACTACCTTATCTCCTCGACTAATGGTCTTGTCGATTCTTTCAACGATTTCTCGGTTACGAGGTTCGTTATCATAAACGTAAATATAATCGCTCCAACCAAACGACCTAATATCAATATCGGAACCGCACATAGCAACCGAGTTTTTAATGAAGGTCGAGTCGAACGGTCCTTCGACGATGTAGATTGTTTCATCTGTGTTAATTCTATCCAGTCCAAAGATCTTGGGTTGTGCCTCATCTAGCATGATCGTGATGTATCTCATCTTTGCTTTGGGAGCAAGAGATCTGCCTTGATATCCAAAGAGGTTACCTTGTTTGTCTTTGAAAGGGATGATAATACGTGGACTATCCTGTCTTGCAGTATCAAAAGTCTTCTTTTGTTTGTTTGTCCATTCTTTAAACTTTGGACAATAGTAAAAGTAATCTAGATTTTTGATACTTCGTTTTTCGAGATAGGCACGTGCTGGGTGAGAAATATTTAGGTCAGAAATCTTCTCAAGATCGGTATCTCTTTTAACAAATTTCGGTTCTGGAAATTTGAATTTTGGATTGGGTGTAGCAGTTCCCTTGCCAGTGCTACCTTCCTTAAATTTCTCCATGATATATTGTTCATAGAGAAGATGATCGTGATCTTTTAAGAAGTTCGCAAGCGATCTACCAACACCACAATTGTGACATTTATATGTAAAATTATTTTTAATCTTAAACAAATATCCCCTTGCCTTATTCTTTCTTTTCTGACTGTCACCGCAGTAAGGACATCTGAAATTAAACAGATCTACCTTCTTCTTAGTGAAAAGAGTAAGACGAGGGGATATTAAATTGATATACTTTACATCAAGAAAGCTCAATTACAGGCATTACAACTTCAGACATACTAACAGGGGATTGCTGAGTTGTCAAGTTCTTTAATAATGCTTGACCTGGTGTAGACACAAAGAAACATATAACAGATAATGCTCCTGCTATTGTCCACATTTTCTTTTCCATTAAACGAAGTCTATCATCAACTAATCTTATATCTCTCTCACATCCTTTCTTTATAGCGTTCGTCTCTCTACTAAGATCAGAGGAAATTCTATCTAACTTTTCAAATAAAACTTCATCTACCTTATCTTGTTTGTCTAATTTTTCATTATGCACAGCGAGTAACTGACCCATCTTCATAGAATTTTCTTGAAGTGTATCAACTACTTTTTCTAATCTTTCGAGTATAGCCGTGTTAATGTCAGACATTCTTAAATATTCCTGACAGCAAAATCTAGTGCAGATTGATATGTAGCAGCGTCTTTGTTCAGCATATACTGAAACTGTTGCTTGTGTGCATCATCTAGTTGTGCATAACATGCAGCAATTCTCTTTGCAGAAAAATTATCCAAGTTCTGTACAGCACCGTCTGAGAACTGGATCTTGGCGAATGAACCCTCGCCTTGTGGGTTAAGTTCAGAAGTTGCTACATCTAGTGCAACTTGAATTACATCTTGATTTTCAGTCATAATTTTTTTAGTCACTTCAGTATCCTCACGTTTTAATTTTTTAGTTTGTGATGCTGCCTTCTTTTTGAAGTCAGAGAGACGAGCTTTCATAAGAACATCCATCTCTTTTGTTTTATTCATCATCTTTTGTTTTGCTTCACCACGTTTTTTCTGAAGATCCTTAGAACGATTAAGTTTCTTCGTTTGTGTGATTTGCTTTTGCGCTCTCTCAGTATCAGTAGATAGAGCTTCAGTTACATTTGTGTCTTCTTTCATTTTTCTACGTTGAATACGATCAAAAAGAGAGCGGGCACCTTTAGTGCGCCCATCAATTGTCTCATTATTTTTCTTGTACTTACGATGTTGTTTAGGATTTACCATAACAAATGCTGGTGGCAACTGTAAACCAGAACCATCTCCAGCAGAATTGATCATTTCATTTAAATTAGGTTCAGTTCTTTTAGACATTCCTCGTCAACATCCTCGTTTAGTGTGAGTGGTAATCTATTTAGAAATAACATAAATGCCTTGATTTGAGACCAGTATGTTACTTCTGTTTTATAAAAAAGCAGCGGAGTTGCTGCCTCGCCAAATACATTGTATAACACAATCACATGGTTTAGTATGAGATGTGTTTTCAATTCTCCCGTCGTCTCATATCTCCTTAGCAGTCTTTTGATATATTTGAAGCGTTTTATGTCTTCTTCAAAGTCAGCGTAGGTGACAGACGACGGGTTATTGTAATTTTGAATAGCGAAAAATAACCAGTTATCTGGCGTCAATTCAGCAATGTTCATTCATTATGATCCGAATGTTAGAGTTCCTGCTCCGTCAGTGATGACTTCTTCAGTACCATTAGCAGAAGTAATCTTAACTCTGTAATTGTATCCGTCTAATGCGTTAGATCCTAGTCCACTATAAGCAAGTGTTGCTGTAGTGAAGTCAGCATATGTGATACCTGTATCAAGTGATGCACTGACGTTAACCCAACGCTTAGTTCCAGACTTCTGTCTCTGCCACACGTATGCAAGTGCGCCAGGTGTACCAGTTGTACTTGTAGTAACTGCAAATGTACCAGCACCAGAAGATGAAGTAGAGTTACCAGGTTGACCTGTGATGGTAACAGCAGATGCTACATCAGCAGCGATGGTATCATCAGCCATGTCACCAGATGTGCCAGAAGCAACTGTAAGTGCTGCTACACATTCTGCCTTATGACGTGTGTTACCTGCATGATCAGTGTAACTTCTATATACCCACCAACCAGGATTACTAATACCACGAGACTTACTCTCAGCAAGAGAACCCTCAGTAGCATCAGCAAAAATTAGTTCGTAACTATTAGAATCTCCACCTAAGATTACAAATTCTGCAACCTGTTTTGGAGGGGTTCTTTTAATTACATTAGCAGCAGTAACTGTTGCAGTTGCTCCTGCATATGCTTTATGTAATTCTATACTAGTTGTGCTAGTAATGGTCTTAACAATGTAGTTAACACCAGAAATTTGAAGTACATCACCACCGACAACGGTGTCAGCAGCGTTCTTTGTTACAGTGGCATCACCGTTAGTGACACCAATATTATTTGAGAATGCAGCTGCATCCGTTGTTCCAATAAGTGACATCTTTTTCTAAGCTTGTGTTCTAAGGTTTATTTATAAAAAGGACTACTCCTTTGCTGCTATAGCAGCTTTTACGGTCTCAAGTAACTTGTCATCCATATCAGTTTTGGTCAGTTTGACTGCCTTACCTAGGATAACTAAGCAAATATCGATTAATTTTTCTCCAAGTTCCTCATTGTCAGGGATCTTAGCTACTGCATCTGAAATAATTTTTGTTGCAAGTGGAAGTAAAAACGAAAACATGGTAAAACTCCATAGTGTGTTCTTATATTTATTACTTTTCCCACTCCCCTAAAATATCACCCATGATCTTCATAAAATCCTTGAAGGACATGAGTTTTCCTACCCTATGATATCTCCTCGCTTTCATTACACCAGACTCAAATGATTCTTTCTTTACTTTCTTTTCTGGTAATCCCTTATGTTTAGTAGATGCAAACTTTTTTGCATCCTTCATCTTTATGCTGGAAGCAACTCTGGCAACCTCAGGTGAGGTAGCTTTTTTCTCACCCGTTTTTTGAGCTTGTCTAACCATCCCGAAGAATCTTTGTTGGGATTTTGAGACTGACTTTTCGTTAATAACTTCTGGGTGTGGTTCATAACCTTCTGCGTTATTGACTTTTGTAGTCATGCCTTTCTGTCCATCAGGAATACTTGGCATAACTTCTACTTGACCTTTCTTTTTAGATTTGGTCTTTCGTTCTTTGTCCTTACATCCACACTCCTCTCGGAATTGCTTGAAGGATTTCATTATTTCTTTTTCATTGCAATGATTTTGCTTACCTTCTTGCGTCTAGCAATTAGGTACTTGTCTGACTTATCATGATCTCCATCATTGTCAATGTCCTT